CATCTTCCTTATAAAGTTCTGCATTAAATTGTGTTGAATAATCATAATTTATAAATAAATCGCAATTATAATCGTTTTTAATATATGTAATCCAAATCTTATCGCATAATGGAATAAATATGTCATATATAGTTTTTCCTCCAATACAAAAAATAGTAAAATTTTTATCTAAATACTTATATGTATCATAATAGTATTGTTTGTTTTTCAAAATATCTTGATATATATTAGTGTTATTCGTAAATAATACATTAGAACCTTCATCAATAATATTATTTTCATATAATTTAGGTGTGCTTGTTAATACAATATTGAACCTATTTTTAAGAGGTCTGTGCTGTTGTGGTATAGAGAAAAATGTATTTTTTCCCATAATAACGATATTATTTATAGTTTTATTTATAAAGAATGACATATCTGTTTTAGATTTCCAAGGAATTGTTCCATTTTTAGATAATCCATTATTTGTGTCAATAGCATAAATTATTTCCATTATATTATAACAAACACAAAATTATATAACTATAGTAACTTATAACTATAGTAACTTATAACTATAGTAACTTATAACTATAGTAACTTATAAGTTAAATGTAATATACTTGTAATTGTTGTGTATAAAATATATATTTTATATTATATCATATTATAATATAAAATGATTTATCAAATTACCCATTTGTTAGGTTTATTGTATTTTATTTATTCAGTAAAAGGTTACACAACAAATGAAATAAATGAATGGAAATATTTTACTCTTTTCCAAGAAAAATTCAATAAAAAATATCAAGATATTAAGGAACTTGAAGAAAGATTTAATATATTTCAACAAAATATTCGAACAATCTATGCCCATAATTCAATTCAATCACAAAATTTTACGATGGGTATGAATCAATTTACAGACTTAACCCCTCAAGAATTTAAAGAAAAATATATTAGTGGTTTAAAAAGTAAATTAGGCAATAGTGTAGAAAACTATGGGTGTAAGATGTTTAAAAGTACCAAAACAAGTGTTCTTTCTGAGATTGATTGGGTAAAGACTGGTGTTGTAACTTCAGTAAAAGACCAAGGACAATGTGGAAGTTGTTGGGCTTTTTCTTCAACAGGCGCAATTGAAAGTGCATGGGCAATAAAAACAGGTAAACTACTTGACCTTTCTGAACAACAGTTAGTAGATTGTGCAACAGGCCTTTATTATGGTTCCAATGGTTGCAACGGTGGAGAAATGGAAGGCGCTTTTAAGTATGTTACTAAAAACGGGCAATGTTTGCTTGACACATACCCTTATACTGCAAGAGGAACATCGTGTGAAAAGTGTATTCCGGTTGTCCATATATCATCGTGTAGCGATGTTGCACCAAATGACCAGTTGTCTTTAAAAGAAGCCGTATCTAATCAACCAGTATCTATTGCAATTGAAGCAGATACGCGTTATTTTCAATCTTATTCAGGAGGAATCTTAACATCCACCACATGTGGAACTAATTTAGATCACGGAGTACTTATAACTGGTTATGGTGAAGAAAACGGGCAAAAATATTGGAATGTAAAAAATAGTTGGGGAACAACTTGGGGAGAGAATGGTTATATAAAAATTGCAAGAAGCGAAAGCGAAAGCGACCCTGGAATTTGTGGAATTGCAAAGTCTCCAACATTTCCATCAGTTTAACTAGCATACATTAAACCAGCATTTCCACCGACAAAGACAACCATATTAATTCTCTCTTCCATAACATATAAGTTATAATTGTAATTGTAAATCCGCCAAGTAGGTTTATTTATACCAATTATATCTCCTGTCCCAGGATCACACACAGTAAGAACTTGTGCATAAGGGTCCAACGGAGGAACAATAGTGTTAAACTCAAATTGTACTTGATTAAAACGATTCATATTAATAGCACCAGAAGGTTGTAAATCATACGGTGACGTGTTTAAATTAAAGTTATAACAATATAGTCCTTCGGGTGCGGCACCAGAAGTTCTTGTATATTTTTCAATGTAATTGTAAATACCTGCAGGTTGTAAGTTCTCTCTATATTGGCCATCTAATAATATACCAAGATTCATAAGAATTTCTTTTGAATTTTCAATGTTATAGTTACCTGTAATAAATAATCCAGATAAAAGACCATTTGGATTTACACCAGGACCAATCGATGTACCAGTAATATCAGTAGTATTATTATACCCATCTAAAATAGAAAACTCCCCATTTGTTGATGCAGGTATTATATCAGAAGGTAAAAAATTATATGGCCAATTGGTATAATTAGTCCATTCATTTCTTAAATTAACATCACTTCTTTGAAAGTAAAACATCCAATTACTGATTAATCCGAGTGAATCTAGGTCTACTTTATTAGAACCAGTTACATTGTAAAAAATCTTTTCATTTACTTGTTTAAATAAATATTTTTGTTCATTCTTAGCAAAAATGCGGGATTCATCATTAGAAAGAAAACTATAAGTGCAGTTTAAATTAACATCAGGAAACCAGCCACTTCTTTTATCTGTATAAGAATTAACACCAAGTGTAACATCTGGAGGCGTTTGCAAAAATCTATACATTTGCATATGATACTGATTGAAGTTAGGTGCAACATATGGATAGTTGTTAATATAATCAAGAGTATCTCTTATTTTAAACAGTTCATTTATAGGTCTAAAAGTGATATTTATTTGAAGTTCATTGTATTGTAATGAAACTAAAGGAAACGCCATTTGTGTTTTTAAATTAAACCAAGCATTTAATGGAATAAATAATTGCGTACCTCTAATAGACGGTTCAGCGCCAGTAGGATTATCCGTATAGAAAGCATTAGGATAAGTATTTGAACGCGCTCCTGCATTTGCCGGGTCATATAATTCTGGAACGTGTCCAATCATTTCATTAAATAGTTTAATTTTTTCAGAATTAAAGTCTCTCTGAACCATAGATAATAAATAATTACCAGAGAATTCTTGTAATTTTTGATTACCACAGTTAATAGTAATTTTAGATATCATTTGTGCGCCTAAGTATTCAATCCATTTAAATTCATATGGCGCCCAATTAGTGTAACTAATACTTGCATCAGGATTAGTAATTTGTTGTGGAGGTAAAATAGGGCTCCAAATATTTGGTAAAGTTACAGATAAATAACAATCCATTAATAAATCAGCATATCTTGGTATTTTGAATTGAAATGTAGATTGTTCATTTAATTTTAAGCTAGTAGTTCCTTCAAAATCAACCCGAAATTTTTGAAGACCAAAATTAGTATATTTTTTATAAGCAATTTTCCAAAAAGTTTTTTCAGGATTGCCGTTTAAAATTATATTCTGTTGTCCACTACTTACAAGATTTAATAATCCTCCTGTCATATTTTGTTATATATATATGATTTTTTAAATTTAAGTTATTATTAAAATTAAAAATAATATCTTAAGATATTAAGATATGTCTAATAGTATTTATGCTTATAAAGAAGATATAACTAGTTATACAATTTTAGCTTTTACTGTTATAATAATAATTTTATTTATTGGTTACATTATTTATATAACAAAGCTTGAAGCAAAAGAATGCAGTTATATGAATAGTTTATACCCTTCCATAAATGGTAATATAAAATCAATTAGCACGTCAGACCCGGATTGTAGTGGAAATTTAGTTGATTATTATATAAAAACCGCATATAATGCGTGTAGTGGCGGTTCTTACAAGAATGATTTTGTTGACATATGTAATTTAAAAGCAATATTAAAACAAGGTGTAAGATGTTTAGATTTTGAGATTTATAATATAGATAATAATCCAGTGGTATCTACAAGCACAAATAACAGTTATTTTATAAAAGAAACGTATAATTATGTAGAGTTTAGTAATGTAATGAAAGTAATTAATAACTATGCGTTTAGTGGCGGTACTGTTCCAAATCCGAAAGATCCATTATTAATACATTTAAGAATTAAAAGCACGAATCAATCAATGTACAATAAATTGGCAAATATATTTAAGTCATATAGTAATATTATGTTAGGTAAAGACTATAGTTATGAGAATTATGGTAATAATATATCTAGTATGCCATTAATAAAATTTATGGGTAAAGTCATATTGATTGTCGATAAGAGTAATAATGCTTATTTAGAAAATAAGGATTTGCTTGAATATATTAATTTAACAAGTAATTCAGTTTTTATGCGTGGTTATAGATATTATGATGTGAAAAATAGTCCTGATATTAATGAATTGCAAGAATATAATAAACGTAGTATGACAATTGTTTTTCCAGATATTGGAATAAATCCTCCAAACCCGTCGGGAATATTATCGAGAGAAGCAGGTTGTCAAATGGTTGCAATGCGTTATCAAACAGTAGATAATTTTTTAGAAGAAAACGCAATATTTTTTGATAAATGCGGTTATGCGTTTAGTTTAAAACCGGAAAGGCTTCGTTATTCTGTTGTAACTATTCCTGAGCCAACGCCTCAACACCCGGAATATTCATATAAAACTAGAAACGTGAAAACAGATTATTATAATTTTAATTTCTAATAATATATATATAATGAAAGACAACTCAATTAAATGTGATAAAACCCTCACATTTGAGGAATGTGAATTAGCAATATTGCGAATGCAAGTAGATAAAGCGCAAGAAAAAATGGGTGAAAGAATAGTATCTTCTGAAGAAATCAGAAAAATGATATCAATTGTGGAGGATTTTATTAAACGTAAAAATTTGATATGTTATGGCGGGACAGCCATCAACAATATTTTACCGGAAACAGACCAGTTCTATAATAAGTCTTATGAGTTAGCAGATTATGATTTTTTTACAACAAATGGTGTAAAAGATGCAATAGAGTTAAGTGATATATATTTAAAAAATGGATATACTGAAGTAGAAGCCAAATCAGCACAACACGAAGGAACATATAAAGTATTTGTAAATTATATTCCGATAGCAGATATTACAACAATTCCAAAAGAAATTTTTAATTCGTTAAAAAAAGAGTCAATACAGGTTGCAAATATTTTATATGCTCCCCCCAATTTTTTGCGAATGTCAATGTATCTTGAATTATCTAGACCTGCAGGGGATACCGACCGTTGGGAAAAGGTTGCAAAAAGATTAACATTGTTAAATAAAAATTACCCAATAACTGATATTAAATGCGAAGATGTTAATATTCAAAGAAGTATGGAAGATACTAAAGATGTAAAAACGAATACATTAATTTATAATAATATAAGAAATACGTTAATAAATCAAGGTGTTGTATTTTTTGGTGGTTATGCAATTTCATTATATGGAAGATACATGCCAAAACATTTACAGAAAAAGGTAAAGGAGTCAGCAGATTTTGACGTAATTTCACATAATCCAGAAAGTACAGCAAAAATAGTTGTTGAAAGATTAAAAGATATACAAATAACAAATACACAAATTATTTATCATAAACCGATTGGAGAGATAGTTCCAGAACATTATGAAATAAAAATAGGTAAAGATACAACAGTATTTATTTTTAAACCGATTGCGTGTCATAGCTATAATACTATAAAAATGAACGGACAAATATTAAAAGTAGCAACAATAGATACTATGTTAAGTTTTTATCTAGCTTTTTTATATACAGATAGGCCGTATTTTAATAATTTTACTGATAGAATATTATGTATGTCCAAATTTTTATATGATGTGCAAAAAGAGAATAGATTAGCCCAAAAAGGGTTACTAAAAAGGTTTAGTATTACTTGTTATGGACACCAACAATCCAAAGAAGAACTTCGTTCAGAAAAAGCCAATAAATTTAATGAACTGAGACATAAGCGAAATACGCAAGAGTATAATAAATATTTTTTTAGTTATAAACCAAATAATAAGAAAAATGTTGCCAAAAAGCAAACAACTAAAAAACAAACAACTAAAAAGCAAACAACCAAAAAGCAAACAACCAAAAAGCAAACAACCAAAAAGCAAACAACTAAAAAGCAAACTTTATTTTCAATATTTTAGCACTAAAAACAATATCTATTAATTAAAATACTTATAATAGATTTCATAAATTTTGAACAAATAATATAAGTAATATTTTTATTATTTGTTTTATTCATTATGTAAATAAAATAAATAATAAAAACGATAATTTTTTCTATTAAATATCTTATCATAATGTAAATGTTATAACCAATTCCCCAATCATTTACATAACTGCACATATTTGTTTCAGACCCTTTTATAAAAAAATTATGAATTTCTAATAATCCAGAAAGAACTCTATGAAAGTTATTATTTTCATTTTTAATATTTAAACAGGATGTTAATTTATCAAACGTTAATAGATTTAAAAACAGAATTTTTTTACCTTTACTAATGTTAAAAATATATGGTGTTTGGCCATCCATAAATTTATTTTTATATAATAAGTTGCCGTCAATCATAAGAGGTAAAAAACTAGATTTAAGAATAGTTTCAAATACGTCATCAATATTTTTGTAAGTTTTTTTAATAACTTTTTTACCATTAATCACATTATGATACGTAATATATAGTTTTTTATAAAGAATATCACAAATATTACTAGGAGTTTTACCTATGTAACTTTTAATATTAGTAAAATATTTTAAATTGCTATTTTTTTTAAAATCGCTTATAATGTTATTATATAGTAAGGAAAATAAGTCTAACCTATCAATATAATATAAAAATCCTACAAGCGAACCAATACTACAACCAGAGATTCTATCAATTACAATATAATTTCTTTTTTCCATTTCTTTTAAAAAATATAAAGCGCCAACCAAGTAACTTCCATTAAAAGCGCCGCCATCTAAAACAATATCTATTTTTAATGGTTGTTTTGTGTTAGTTATATGTGCTGGTAAATTTTCGATTAATTTATTTATATATATTTGAATCATAATATATATAATAAATTTAAATATACTTAAAATAAACTCAAGTAAAAATAAAATGGTTGAATCATTGAGTATTTATTGCCTCAATTATAATAATGAACCCAATAGAAGAGAGAAAATGACAAACATATTCAATAGTTTAAATTTAAATTGTAATTTTTATGAAGGAGTATCTTTTGCTGATGAAAGGTTATCACATGATATTTGTGAGCATACAAAAAAAGTGTGGTCTTGTATGTTTGGACATATTGATATGATAGAACAATTTATAAATTCAAACAAAGAATTCGGGATTTTTTGTGAGGATGATATTTATATAAGCAAAAATCTACCATACTTGTTACCGTATATTTGTAAAAAATTTGTAGAATTAGAGTTGGATGTGTTATTACTGGGTTATTTATTGCAACATAAAATAACAAAAGGAACAACAGAATATGATGAGACATATATAGATTACGATAACATAACTGGATTATCTTATCATATGGTTGGTTATAATGTGTGGGGAACACAGATGTATATGTTGTCAAGAAAACAAGCGTTACACATACATAATACATATAACCTAGATTATGCAATAAAAACGATAAGTGACAAATCAGTTACGCCATTTTCGGCAGATTGGACAATAACCAAAGACGGTAAAAGAGCGATAATAGTTCCTATCGTTGCGATTGAAGATAATAAAACAACATATGACCATGAAGGGCAACGAATATATCACGAATCGTGTTTCAATGCGCATTTTGAAAGCGACATATTTTTACCATTACAGACCGATAGTTGAATAAATTGAGAATTTGTATCTTCAAAAATTGCCAAAATGTGCATTTACCTTATGTATTAAATAATATAATATTCCAAACAATACACTTGTAAAAAAATATCCATTAATGTTAATGTTGCCGTCTTTTGAAAAAAGAATAGGAAAATATGTAAATAATAGTTTTCTGAAAATGGGCAACTGAAACAAAAAATAAAGAATAGTTAGTAATAGCGGAACTTGTATTTCATTATATAAGTCATCTAAAGAGTTTGAATTATTACTATTACTATTATAATTATAATTATCGTGTTGTTGATATTCGGGAATATATTTCTCCTGATGTTGAGCCAACTGTGGTGGTGGTATATAGCCTTGTTTGACTTGAATATCTTGTGTTAAATTATTTGTAGTGGTTGGTATATCTCTAGAAGGCAATTGTGTTGCGCCAGAAGCGCTTGCTTTTTGTAATCCACTAATGATTTGATTTATTGTATTCTGGTCTAATGCTAAATGATTAGGTTGTTCGCTACTATTATTTGCAAGTTGTTCATTTGTTGTGATTTGAACTCCTTGTTGTTGTGCGTCTACTGGTAAATCTAAAATTCTGGTTGAATTATCCATAATTATTATAAATATTGATTGTATATAATAATTACGCAATTACAACTCAACTATATTTTTATTTGAGTTGCATTTTGTTGAAACCAAATCATATTTATAACATTTCTTATCGTATTTATAAATTTTATTGTGTATTTCGTCTAAAGGCGCAGAGTTAAAGATAACACATTTTCTATCTTTACAAACTGTTCTAAATAAAGAAGCAAGACCTAGTCCTAATAATATTGACATAATAATTTTGCCATTTGCCGTGTGTAAAAGTTTCCCCAAGTTAGCAGGCATTTATAATTATATAGTTTATATAGATTATAATTGTGTAGGAATTGTGCTTACTAAGTTTATATTATTAGGGCATTCAACCTCAGTAGGTTGATACATGAAGCAATTATTAGCCTTGTCTTTATAAATTATTTTATCAATATTTTCTGGAGTAGGATAAATATAAACGTGTTTGAGTTCTTCTCCATTAA